GCCATATGCATACCAGTTGTTGACTGCTGAAAGGTTTGAGCGATCTTCGCCGTAGATGACTGAAGATGCTGCCATAAGGGTGTCACGAGCCTGGCCATCAAGGTAGAGAGCCATGTTGCGACCGAGAAGACGTGAAGCTGAAGCCATTACGTCATCGAATGAAGCGTTGAGAAGAAGCTCAGATACTGCAATTGCGTATCCTTGTTCTGCAACGGTGATTGAGAACTGTTGAGCTGTCAATGCGTTGGTTGTCATACGAACACCTTCAACCAATGGGGCTGCGAAGCCGAGGTTGTTGTAACGCATGAAGTTGATCTGGAGACCAGGAGCTACGCCAAGTTCTGTCTTCTTAACTGCGAATTGTTCGAAGCGAAGGATAGGCATTGATTGGAATAGGATTTCCTTTGACCAGATGGTCTGAATTGCTTGTGTAAGCTGGCTGTTAGCGCCAGAATACGCTGTAGGTGCTGCGGCGAGGTTGCCGGTACCTGTTACGGCTGATGCCATGTCGGTTTACTCCTTGTTAGTTGTTATGTATATTTTTTGGATGTTATCCAAAGATTCCTTTAGCTTGAGAGTTTACTCCTGGGAGCAAACGGTCTCGGTTCTTTGCGTAATCTGCAACCGACATAGCGGCAATTTGTTCCGCTGTAAACGATTGTGAGGCCGAATTGTTGTCCATAAGTGGAGGCAAAGTTGTACTTGTGCCTTTCATATCACGACGCTGAGCCGCAATGGCTTGCTGCGCCGATTCCAAGATCTTAGAGGTACGATCCCTAAGTCCAGTAATGCTCTGTTCGATCTCTTCTGGGCTATTGCCTGAGATCAAGTCTACTAGTTCAGGCATGATATTTTCACGCTCTTCTTCTAGACGACGATTACGATAGTTCGTAAGCTCTGCATATTGACGCTCACGCTCAAGCAGTGCATCCTTGCGGGCATTGTCTTGGCGGATCTGTTCTAGCTGATCTTTCCATTCCTTCTCCTTCTGTTCAAGAAGTGAACGAACGTCCATCTCAGATTCTGCCTTCTTACGAGCTTCTTCTGCTTTCTCTTCCGCAATGCGTTGTGCTTCTGCCAAACGCTCTTCACGGTCTTTCTTAAGAAGACTGATTTCTTCCTTTAGGGAATCAATCTGTGGATAGAGCTTAGATTTCTCTTGCTCACGTACACGCTTCAAGTCTTCATCTGTATAGCCCTTAACTTCAGTAAACTGAGCTGTTGGGGCCACTGCCTGCTGTGCAACTGGAGCTGTACCTTGAACTTCTGAAGCAAACGCTTCTTGAGCCACTGCACTGTCCACTGCTGTTGAGTTTTCTGCCATGCTTATTCCTTAGGTTTAAGAGGTCGTTGTCCGAATTAGTGCCACGATGACCTACGGGTTTGGTTTCTGGTGTATACCCTTTCAAATATTTTTCAATTTGTCAGGGTATATTACTTGTTTTCCTCAGAGTTTGGGGTGTCCTTTTGATCTGATGCTTGACGTGGGGTGCGGGCACCATACGCCTCTACAATCAGCTCATTCTGAAGTCCTGCAAGGGTTTGCTCTTCGAACGGAGTGATGACACCTGGTTGGCCTAGAGGGCCAGGGCCCATGCCATCTGCAGGTGCAGCTCCAGGTGGAAGGGTTCCATCTGGCATCATTCCAGTCAAACTTGTAATAGCAGATTGGATCTGCTGCTTAATTAGGTTCAAAGCACCATCAGATTTAGCATCTGCAATGAGCTCTGACCTAATCTCTTCCAACTTCTCGTTAGGAAATTCTTCGCCTAATTGACGTAAAGCGCCTTCACGGCTCTCTAGATTCATGTTCATCTTTTGTTGAATTTCATTCAAGACGATCAGCTTATCTAGTGGGAGTGGAGGTGGGAAATGAACAATAGATTGATATGTAATTGGATCGGTAAGATCTAGCTGAGGAAGCTGACCCTGCTTGATTGGCCCATAAACTTCTTGGTTCCAAGTGAAAACTTCAGGTTCTTTAAAGGCCAGGGTTAATAATATCAGTTCATTGATTCTACGTAGACCCTCGCTATACTGAACCAGCTTCTGTTGGTAGCGATTCATCAAAGGCTGGAACTGAATAGCAAGGGCTACACCTGATGTATTAGAGATTGGCTGCATTTGTCCAAGAGCAGTCTCAGGAACACCCACCATCTCATGCATAGCGGTCTTTAGGGTCTCAAGGTACTGCATAGCTCCTACGAGGCCTTGTCCGCCACCTTCTAGGTTAAATACTTGTGCATCCTTTGGAAGACCGCCCCAAATCTTCTTAGGGCCCTTCTCAAGGGCAGAAGCCTTAGCTCCTGTGATAACTGTTACCGGAGCAGCGTGGTAATTGATGATATCTGCTACATCGGTAGAAACTTCGTTATAGTTACGGTTAAGGATAATTACGTCGTGGCAATCAGATAGGCCCCATGGAGAGCCAGAGATTAGGACGTTAGGGATATGGATGACTGGGACTACGCCGATTGGGTTAGGGCGAGAGTCAATAAGTTCATCGTTAATATATTCTTCAATACGATCATCAGTCAGGATTTCAGTGTATGTATAGACCTGACGGGTTCCTTCAATAGATGTACCCCAGAAACGATACTTGAGCTTGAAACGGATCAAACGTGAGCGATCATGGGGGTGAAATTCTGGAAAACAGAAAGATGAGTTAAGGGGAAGAATACGCACCTTACCTGGGTGCATAAAGCCTACTGAGTCTTCGTATGCCTCTTCATAGGCCACCTTTACGAAGCAGTCTCCTGAAACGCCGCCTTGTTGACCCATTTCCCACAAAATGCCTTGCTTATTGTTATCTGTCTCCCAAACACGCTTTAGAATGTTAGGGACGATAGCTTCAGTCTGCTTAGGGCTACGGAATGTTACGCCACGGCTAAATGTAAAGTTTACGATGTAATCTGTAAAAGCACGATAGTAGTTGTATACCATCTGTGATTCGCCAATTTCACGGCGATAAGACCAGTGATGGCCCAGATACATGGCCCAGTTTAATGAATACCTATTTAGACGTGGCCCATGTACTTCGAACTCTTCGTCTGCTAGCTCTACAAGTCCCAGAGGAGAAATGGAGATAGTTAAGTCAGATGACGCCGCCCTATAACTGGGAGGTGAAAAATCAATACCACCACTCATTGGTTAATTCCGTTCATCTTAGCCCCCGCTACTAAACGAGATATCCTCGTTTTTTTAGATTTGCTTTCTCTCTTGCTTCTTTTTCTTCTTCTTTTTTAATAGCTTCTTGCTTGTAATCCCTAAGGTTAGGATCTACTTGTTGAATTGAATCAACATACCCGCCACCTTCACGAGCGTATTCCTGACCAAACCATTTCATTGCTGGCCAACTTAAGTGATTAGGTCCTTTATGTGAAGGCCACTTCGCTTTAGCTTGGTTCAACAACATGTTATATAGTTTTGGGTTATTAGGCTGAGCCATTGTTATCCTCCACTATAGAGGTCTCCAACTCCGGAGAAAGGGAACAGAGTTGGAGACCGGTATAGTATATCTTAGATTAGTCGAGTACCGAAGCTGGGTTCATGCGCTCTTGGCGTGAACCGTTACGGATAACTTCTTCGATAACAACTGTTGAATGATCTCCGAAGTTGCCTTGAGCAAACTCGCCAAGGAATGTTGGAGCTTCAACCCATGCTGCTGAGCCTACGTGGGCACGCTCTTTCATGGTCTCTTCTGCGTACTTTTCAAAGACGTTGTTGTTGTGGTTAGGGCGACCAGCTGGGGTCTCATAACCTTGATCCAAGCCAAGTTGGAAATCATTTGGAACGTCTGTGTCTGTTGCAATGCCTTCTTCAAAACGAAGTGGTCCACGAAGACCTGGGGCTGCTGGGGACATTTTACGCTCATAGGTGTTGCCTGGGCGCTCAGCAAACTGAGGCGTTGGGGCGATATTTGGTGTTGCCATTGTTATTCTCCTATAGGGTTGGGATTGAGGTCCTCGGGATTATTCTTTCTTGTATTTCTTAATTTGTCGGCCTAAACGTTAGAAAAATGGGCTTGCTGAAACCTCAATAGTTGGCATAACCATCTCTTGTGTAAGAGAACATGCTAGGGCCAATGAATCAACAAAGTCATCATGAGCGTGAGCCTCATCAGGGGCTGCTACCAAGAAGTTAGGGCCTTTATACTGAACTTCAGCATCTGTCATTTGCTGATAGAACTTCTTCCAAATACGTAGTCTACGAGTCTTAGCATGTGCTGGCCAGGAAACCATTTGGCGTTGAATAAGGGCCTGAAGGTGTTTCCACCGCTTAGATTGCTCAGTAGGACTAGAAGTAACTGGTACAACCTCAGCTCGTGGCATAAGAACCTTTAAACGCTGAGCCACTGCATCACCAACACCATTAGCATCTACGCCAATAGCAAGGACATCATAGCTAGCCAGGAACTGTTGTATCTGGAAATATTGCTCTTCCCAGTCATCGCCCTGAAGCTCAAGCCAGTTAAGCACTCTATGGTCATAATAACCATATTCATCTGGACGATCCCAGTCTACCCACACAACAGTTACCACCGTTGAGTCCATCTTACGAGCTGGGTCAATGCCCACTACTACTGGAGAACGGTGCCAAGCTTTTACAGTTTCCTGTGAAGTATCACCCAAGTCATCCATAATGCCAGAGGTTACAAACATACCTCGTTCTAGCAACCACTTGCAGTTGTATGACAGCTGGAACTCATCAGAGTCCTCACCGATACGAAGCATTTCTTTCTTAATAAACTTCTCATAGTTAGCCTGAACCTTAGCAACATCTTTCCAGTCCCATTGAAAATGGTTCTGCTTTGCATTGCGTCCGCCAGTTTGCCTGCGCTTATTCATCTGAATAGCACGGTAAAAGTTATTCTTGTGGGTTGTTGGTGTTCCGGTCTTAACGATAGTTCCGTTGTAGTAGGCACCCATAGGTGCAATAGACTTTGATACAACGAAATCGTCCGCTTCTTGACACTCATCAATAATGATCAAGTGGAAAGACTTAGATTCAATCTTAGCTCTAGGGTTAGCTGTCATCATCATAAGGCTACTGCCAGACTTCTTAAGCTTAAGGTTTCTTACTACACCTGGAGTTTTAGTTGGCATATCATCAATTTCGGGATCACCAAAGATCTCCATAGCTCTTTCAGAAGTTAGACGAGATACTGTACGGCCATAAAGCGTTTCTACCTGGTTTTGTACAGGTGCGAACATTCCCACCCAAATACCATCACCAAACTTACCTAATAGATCTGGATAAATACGTGCTAGGCGTGGCAAGATAACCATGAGGGTTGACACCGTATTGGCGATGGTTTCAGACTTACCAGACTGACGAGAAGCCAACGCAGTGATTTCTTCGCCATCATTAATGATCACAGATTCAATAATGCGCCTAGCTAACGGTACTTGATATGGGTGAAGTTCATGACCTACAAGAAGCTTCATAAAGTCCATGATTTTATCAATTAAAACAGTTACGAATTCTTTAGAGAGCTCGTCTAGCTCATCTTCTTCATCCTCTGTTATAGGACCTGTCTCGTCGTCTAAATCTTCTTGACTTAGATCTTCATCTTCAAATTGACTCAACGTAGAGCTCTTTCAGTTAATGTTTCTGTTATGGCCTGAATTACCTCAGCCCCTAGCCGTGCTTCTTCTAAAGTCTGCGGATTCTGGCTTCTTTGCCAACCAGCTAAATTTTTTCCAATACTATAGAGCACTTGATCACTCCACGTAAGCAGTTCAGGTGTAGGCAACATAGCCACTCTTTTTTGAGCTTTAGTAACTTTACGCTCATAGATCTTTTTTTTAAACATCTTCCTCTACTCCAAATCGTATACGATCCCAGTCTACTTCTTCCGTAGACATCTTGCGTCCTACAATTGCATTAGTAAGTGCTTGAGATTCTGAATAATACTTAATCCACTTACCCATTACTATTGATAAGCGAGTAAAAGGTAGTCGTAAGCAGTAGCCCTTACCAAAACGATAGGGCTCCTCTATTTCTTGAGTCTCCGCTTTTTCAAATACTACTTTTGGCTTAAGTGGATAAACCATAAAGTGCCAGTAATGTTTCTTACCGACATCATGTGTCTTGGCCATCTTCGTCGTCCTCCCGGCAAATATGGTTTGATATGTCCTTCTCTAATTCTAGCATATTGCAATAAGAACACTGAAACATCCTTGGTGGGTTGAAGTTGTTCTGTGCAGTTCCACCAATAGGAATTACTTGATCTACCGGTGTGTAATCGGTCACAATCTCAGGACGAGCGTAAAGCTCAGGTGGGAATGGACCTCTTGGAGCATGTGAAGTAGAAGGCACTGGGTGGCCTTGTTTTGTAGCAATTCTTTGTACGATTCTCATATTTCTCCAATTTATGCGGTTTTTGTAAGATTAATC